TTGTTCGCATATATGTGCCAACAGACTACGAAGAGTGCCACTATCACTTGCGGCTCCAAGACTTAGAGCGCAAATTTATGAAATCTGGATACGCCACGGACATTGGATACTCTGACGGAGTTCTCTGTATCTCAAAATCATAACGCTTGGGTGGCTAACTAACTAACAAACCGCCTTTAATACACTATGAAACAATACGCAATATTTTTACTTTCAGCAACGTCAGCTTTTGCCACGATTGATGGCAATCGCCCTGACTTAGGCTTTGATGACATCAAGTCTAATCGTATGACATGCGAAAAGGATTGGAATATGCTTATCAATAATGGCTTTATTGACGAAGTCATGTCTTCTGAAAACTCAGTTATAAAAGGGTGGCACCAAGCTTCACAGCGATGGTTTCCTTATCCAAGTCCTGAGGGTGGAAATGACACGATTGCGTATGGCCATAAACTTACTGCCGATGATATTCGCTCAAAACGATTTGAGAATGGAATCACTGAAGCTCAGGCGCAATATCTACTTATGTCTGATATCCAAAAATCGCTTGATCGTATGAAACTCAGTGCTGAGGATTGGAACCGACTAACTTGGCAACAACAATGGCTATTACTTGACTTTCAATTTAACCTTGGTTGCTCATTTAAAAAGTTTCCCAAGTTTACACATGCTGTACTTTATCTTAATAAGCAAATGATGATTAATGAATATAAGCGTTACTATAAGGATGCTAATGGTAAACGTCACGAAATTAAAGATCGTAATCAGCGTACATATAAATTTATCATAAACAACTTTTAAATAATTTCGCACTTTTCTAAAGTTTTTATATTAAGTTGCATAAACCGTTGTACCACAATAGAATATACCTATGTACATAATATCGTATATATGGTATAATATATACATAATCAAGTTAAGCAATATGAATAATAAATTTACAGTCACAAATTTTCTCCTCGCCGCCCGTGAGCTTCGCAGCTTAGGCAAAGTAGTAGTCAAACGCAACAAATACGGTGGCTGCACAGAGCTTCGCGCCAGTCTTGAAGGTAGCGATAAGAACGCGGTAATTTATATGGGCTGCTTAGGTCACATGCGTCTCAGTGTTAACTTTACTAAATAATATTGATATGAAAGAAGAAGAAACAATAACAATTTCTCTCAAAGAATATAAATCACTCAAAGAAGATGAAGCTTTCTTAGCAATCTTAGAAGAAAACGGAGTCGATAATTGGGGTGGGTACAGTGAATCAGTTGATATTTTTCAAAACGAATATCAAGATTAAGACTTGCGATACTCGATCAATAGGAACTCAGATATAATAATACTATGAAACTACTAAGCGAAACATATAAGGAACTAGGGATTGCATTCAGCTACCCTATCCAGATTAAAGACGACAACAGAAATGAAACCTACTACGAGGTCAGTAATGGCTTCTGGCATAGGTATGAGCGTGATGCCAACGGGAATGAGACTTACTTCGAGGACAGCGATGGCTACTGGCGTAAGGCTGAATTTGATACCAACGGGAATGAGACTTACTTCGAGAACAGCACTGGATACAAACGAGGAATACCAAAGTCCTCTAAGACCTGCGAAGGTAAGGTAGTCGAGGTTGATGGAATCAAATACAAACTAAAAGCACTATGAAAAACACATTAAAACCACTGCCCTCATTCTCGGGGGAAGACACTATGAGAACAAATGAATCAGAATACAAAAGACTAGAGGATACCATTGAGCAGATTAAGACTGAGAACGCCGAGATCCGTAAGGACAGGGAGCGGCTCGACTGGATATTGAATAACTACACTCTGTCTTGCGGCATCACTCGTGAAGAGGTCGATGAGAAGATGGCTGAGTTAGGTAAATAGGCTAAATACGAACTAAAAGCACTATGAAAAAACTAAGCGAAACACTAACAGAACTAGGAATTGCATTTACATTCCCTATCGAGATTAAAGACGACAATGGGAATGTAACCTACTGGGAGGCTAGTGATGGCTTCTGGTATAAGTATGAGCATGATGATGACGGTAACGAAACCTACTTCGAGGACAGTGATGGCTACTGCTATAACCGTGAGTATGATGCCAATGGTAATGTGACTTACTACGGGGACAGTGATGGCTACTGGCATAGGTATGAATATGATTCCGATGGTAAAGTGACTTACTGCGAGGACAGCGAAGGCGATAAAAACGGAACACCTAAGTCATCCAAGACCTGCGAAGGTAAAGCTGTCGAGGTTGATGGCATTAAATACAAACTAAAAGCACTATGAAAAAAACAAAAATAACAGCAGCATTAATCGGAGCAATCGCAATTGCATCTACAGCTCACGCACAATACCAACTCAATGAAGTTATTCGAGATGGAGTTGTGGGAGGTGTCATCGGTGGTGTCATTGGCAATAATACAGGAGAAAACGACGGAGAGACTGGAGCGCTGATTGGTGTTGTATCAGGAGTTACTGGTGGAATTCTTAATCGTCAAAAAACAGTCACATTACCTAATAGAGGATATGCCCCACCCCCGCGTGTTCTTACTCCAAGAGTTGTGAACTGTACTCGTTCTTATACGTATTATGAAGACAGGTGGGTAAAACCAGTATATAATTATGATGTATACGGAAATCCTTTTGTCGTACGTGAAGGATATTGGAGGAAAGTTAGCCATCATCGCACAGAACCATGCGGTGGATGTAACCGATGCCGTTAATTATTTTATTTACAAACCACTCAAATTGATATAGTATTACATTATGACAGAAAAACAGCGACTCGCATTTATTAAAAAGACAGTTAAGCGCCTTGATCGGCAACGAAAGGGTTTGCCCGCTCGAGGACGCCTTGCTAAGGCAAAACCTAAGGTTATAGAAGATTACGTGGATTTTGCACCTAAAGAAGCATCTCTTGACGATATTCAAGAAGAATTCGAATTCATGACAAAATACACTGCTGACTCACTTGTAGATCTAAGCGAATAAAATTATGGCTAAAGTACTTGATAAATATAATCGCGTTATCGCAAACGATTCAAAATATACTGGCGAAGAACCTCAATGGGACGGATGTGAAAACTGGGACCCCATTAAGTTTATGACAAATCGAAATCGCATGTTCGGTTTCTATAATTACTACTTAAGTGCCAAAGATCTAAAGGCATTTGCTCTTGAGTGGATGAAGAAAAACAGTTACAAAGGATCAAGTCAAGTACATAAAAAGCTTGCGAGATACACTTCCCTCAGTAACGACATCCAAACTCTGTAGAGCCATGAACAATGGTATGTTACCTACTTGTGATGGAGCCATGGAATATTATAAAGAAAAACCAGGATATTCAAACCCTGAGCTTCATAATGACTTTGACTTTGTTAAGAACGAGATCGATGGATTGCTCGCTGGATTCAAAGTCGTAGACGATGAAGACACTGATGATAAGCCAACTGTTAAAGGACCTAATATAAGTCCTATCGATAGACTACGTAATAAGGTACAGACAACTGTGAACCGTGATCTTGATTGGATGCTTGATGATTGGATCAATGACAAAGTAAAGGTGACTGGCATTAATCTCCATACATCTCTTAAACAAAACTCCATTCCAGCTGCAGGTCTTAAATACGTTGATGAATGGCTTGAGTTCCAAAAATCAGAGCTTTCTGGAGCAGTTGACGGTGATACTGACTGTGTCGAAGGCTATTCACATCTGACCAAAGCAGGTATTCGTAATCGAATCAAAGAGCTTGATAAGATGATCTCTCAGATGCAGAAGTACAAAGCTACACATACAAATGCTCGTAAGCCACGTAAGAAAAAGGTTCAGACTGCTGATAAGCAAGTAAAATCATTGAATTACCTAAGCGAATCTGACGAGTATGCTATCACATCTGTATCTCCAGTACAAATCCCTGGGTCGAAGAAGGTCTATACCTTTAATATCAAATATCGTAAGCTAACAGTGTATGAGTGTAATTCTACAGATGGTATATTTGTGAAAGGTTCCACGTTAAAGAACTTCGATGAATCACGAAGTTATAGTATGACGCTCAGGAAACCAAATGATATACTCAACGCAATTGTAACACAAACCGAAAAGCGAAGCCATAAGATCATTGATGAACTAAAGACTAAGCGCAAACCTGCTAATGGACGTGTAAACGATCAGACGCTCATTCTCAAAACAATATAATGGCTAAAAAAATACAAATCAAAATCTCGATGACACGCGAAGAGTTAACATTCCAAACCGAAATGTTAGTTCATAAAGATAATATGTCATATGCAGAAGCTATCTGTCATTTGTGCGAACAAAGAATGATCGATCCTGAAGATATGGCAAAGCTCGTTAAAGGTCCACTCAAGGTTAAGCTTGAAGCAGAAGCTATGAACCGTAATATTATTAAGAGAACTACTGCCTCTCTTTTTAACGCATGAATGGATATCAAGCATATTGCATTTACAGTTCTGTTAAATTGCACTTTTCTCAAGAGAAATATGATGCATTTAAATATAACTTTAGAGCAAACTTAAAGCAATCCTCATTTGAAAAAAGGAGAGATCGGTATTTTTTTGATAAAATCGCTCGTCGATATTCGAATGCAGATGACTTGAAGTTATTCTTTGTTGACAATATAATGGCAGAGAAAATGTGGATCGGAGATATGACAGATGATATTCATGAGAAACGTGATTCATACCGACAAGCTCTTTATTATAATTTTCAAAATGAAATAAAATTTATACGCGAGCAAGCTTATAAATATAACCTCGACTTTGATGGAGTATGTAAACCAAACTCTAACAAATCTGATAATCTCCTACTTAATCTTTATATGAGTCAACGAGTATCACCCGATACTCTCGCAATTATAGATCATTTTGTAGGTTTTATCAAA